CTCCACCGTCGGCTAGATTATGGATCTGCCAAGATCCCATGTTATCGACTGGTGATGTCGTTCGGCTATCTTTATAAAAGACCTGCCGAGGTCTTACAAACGTGGAATATACGGAGGCGGGGCCAAAAACCCGGCCAGACGAAAATCGTCTGCAGCACTCACACAGAAAGCCATTCTGTGCTGGGCTGCCGTAGTATTATCCACTCGCAACACTTCAAACTCGCGTGTGTCTCCAGCTATCCACACGGAGGAGGTTCGGAACATATATGGATTGCGATCCGGAACCCGGACTTCAGCCATCGGGTTATTTTGCAATCGAAACATGTTGTACCCTCGTGAAGTGTCATCCCAGTTTGCGAAGGAAGGTTTGAGCGTTCGCGCTCCCCCAACTCGATCTATCACGTTAGCCACCTCGTAAACGTCAATAGTCGTGTTGTCTTCTTGGTACATCCGGTGCACAATCCCCCCTGAATTGCATAGGTATGCGGGGGAAAAGTACGAGATGAAATCCCAATTAGTACGGAAGTATCCAGTGGTATTGTTAATCCCGAAAAAGTCCGTGTCAATAGGACCAACGGGCAATACGGGAACTGAAAATTCTCCGGGAAAGATTTCGTTCTGAGGATCCACCGTTGCATATTTTGTGGTGCGCTTCATCAACACACCAATATCATCGATGACCTCCCCAAAGATCGACATGGACTGCTCACCCACACCCTTCCCTTGGGTGTGGTACTTGTAATATTCCATTGGCTCTAGCGATGGAACTCCAACCGTGAAGTTCTCTCCTGCTCGGATCCACACGTTAACATACGGGAGTATTGGTGTCGCCGACGGCCCTGTAGGCTCCGTCAACGAGTAATAACACACCCGCATGCGTCCCAGCGCGGCCGAACTGAACGTCGACACCACGCTACGTTGGAATGGATCAGTGTATAAATACGGGATAGTAATCTCTTCGCATGTCGTACCAGCAGTCTCAATCACATGTGTGATAAAACCGCTAGTTGGGAACAAAATCGGAGGTGCAATCCCAGGTGGAACAATGACCACTCCAATTCGCCACCGAATCAGCGGAGAGCTAACAACTTCTATGCACAGCTCCATATCTCCTGACCAGTATTGGAACGCCGCAGAAACAAACCCCAAGGTAGTGGGGTAATAGTAGCCGCTGTCCACCGCTGCAGTTGGCCAAACTTCAAACTCATGTGTGGGACCAACAGGCCAGGCCAATTTGATCTGTGACCAACGGCGCATGAGCTCGTGAACGCCGGTCTCACCAGGTTGCTCCAACGGGAGTGGTTGCGCCAAATTCCTTGACTGATAGGGGTCTACTCCTAAGCCAAAAGCAAAATCCGGTTGTCCCATCATAGACGCGAGGTTTTGATTAAATCTAACCACGTTTGTCGTCTCAGGTTCAACGGGAGGGCGCGAGTATCCCGCAAATTGGGCAACGCTAGCACCAATCGCCGCCACTCGACTTAGGGGACCAGCAAACGTGAACGGCAATCTCGCCGACAGTTCCGATGCCAGCGCCAACGACCTAGACACCACTCCAGGAGGAGCTTCCGCTCCTTGTGGGATCACTCTCTCCAGCATTACATTCGAGTACGAGAAGAAAATCTGTATCGAGTTCACGCGAGGTGTGATTCCACCGACGGACACCACCGGATTAATCGGTGCTAAGTAAATCTCCCAGTCCACCTCTTGAGTAAAGACATTATAATCTAAAAACTCGCGTGGCAAACAAAAGGGGAGGTCCAACTCATACGTCTGCGCCATAGACATGTCAATGTCCACGTGAGGCAGGTGCGATGTATACGGGAACGTCAAGTTGTGGAGGTTGGGATCCAGGTTGGGTGTGTAGATGGTACACTCATAAGGTGTCCTGTATTGTTTTGGTCGCGCATACAAGCGGAACATTCCAAAGGACTGAGCCGATCCAGTGACACTAGCCGTCACCTTCAAATCCCCCCTAAAGAGAGACCAAGGAGAGAGGAAGCTGGTAACTTCCGGAACAGCAAACCAACTTGGAAACGCTGTCCAGGTAATCCCGGTAGTGCTAGATGGCACCGTCGCGATCAACCGGTTGCGTTTGCAGAAGGAAAGCATATCGACGCCTTCAGTGCGCTTCCGGAGCCCAAAAACTCCCGGAGTTCGAGTGTCGGCTTCGATGTCCAACATCCCGATCGAAGCGATCGGGGCCCCATCATTATCGTTGTGGGTTACGTCCGAATAATTTACGGATGCTTCTTGTGAGTTCGCAGTGGGGTCTTTTGTTGGCCTCCAAACCACTATAAAGTGGCCAACAGGGTTCACACTCGGGGACGCTATGCCCCTGGGTACAACGTTTATCGCTTCTCATCCAAATCGCGTGGGCATTGGGAGTGATCAACAAACGAGGGATTGCCAGCTATATTTTACGACCCGCCAGCTACCATGCTGGGGTCAAATCCGGCTATATTTTACGACCTGCCGAGGTCCTAACGGCTATCTTTAACGACCTGCCGAGGTCTAAGCATACGGAACTTCGAAATCCGCTTGGATAAATCTGGCACGCTCTATAGCTATGCCTCGACGGATCCACCTCAAGCGGTCACGGGCCCATATGATGCGCCAATGATTCCACCATAGGACAGCGGGAAGTATGACAACCATGCTCCACCATGGGTACGTTGCCATCATCCACATGTACATTGGTATCGCCACATCTTGCTCGTGATTTGCCGGATACACTCGATTCAAGACCGTCCACTCGTGACCCCGATAATAGTACATAAAACCGTAATACGCGTGGATCGCTAGTGCCATAAAACCAACTAACGAACAAATCCACGCTTGTACAAATTCAGGAAGCGCCCACATAAGCACCGAGTAGATGAAGATGAAAGTTGCGTGGCGCTCTACCACTCGCCCAAGGGGTCTTTGCACACACCACGTATACGCCAACACCAAAGCATCGTCCCATTCTTCTGGAGTGTACTTGTACCATAGCACGACGTAGAAAACGAAGTACCACGCCGAAAACAACATAATCTCGCCGCTTTGCTGGACGAATTTGGCGTTTGGAGCTGGGCTCGAGACCACCGGAACACTATTGAGTGTCAACCCCGGCAACCATACCATCAGCTGTTCCATATCGAATTCCTGCTGGATTTCATCGTAATCCAACAAGGGAACCCAATCGAACTTCTTCAAACGCATCTGCAAGTACTTAAAGAACCCAGGTCCATGCAGAAAAGCCTCGCGTTGCGCACACAGCGCAGCGCTGATGTTCCGTCCGCGCATGTCTGCGTCACTCTTCTTGTCTCCAGAGTAGTACACCAACATCTTGCCTATCGATGCGGTATCGAGCGGAGCCAAACCACCAAGGAACTGACGTTTGAGAAACGTCACTTCAGTGATGTGCCGCAACTCATCACCCAGCTCTGCCTTAGTGTCGGAGGTAATGGTATACCCCCCAACTTCCATGGCGTACTTGGCTAAAGAATTGCCTCTGAAACTAGTGGCCGAACTGACCCCTATGACATTATCGTCGCCGCACACAGCGACTTCGATCTTGTTAAAGAAGTCGATGGCCAACTCATCCAGTGGCAAACCATTGCCTGACTCTTGCTCGTGACGAACGAAAGCGTACATGATGACAATCACATTAATGATGCAATTACCATCAATCGTATCCGAACGACCAGAACACCACATCGAAGACATGGCGAACACATCGCCATTCAAGATAAGCAGGTAACGGAGTGACGCCGTAACCAAACGGCGTAAAATCCAAACATCCTCATCGGTGTATCCGCAACGTTTAGCCATCTTGCAATAAAAATCCACCAAGTGTGGCAACAGCGTGTGGTGTGTAATGTCAAATTTCTTGTAGTCACCCGCCAAAATGCGATCGCGACCAAACCTACACAAGCGGTTCTCCAAACTAGCCCAGGCACTACTGCCAGGGTTCATCGTGATCACCATCTTGGTAAAATCGGCCATCTCCCGCATATATGCCGTGATCGGCAAGAGATACATCCTCAATGCTGTGTTCCAAGCTTTGTCACACACGTAGAAGAGACGAGCTTCCTTGCCCAGTCCTCTCGCTTCGTTCTTGTGACTAGCTTTAACCCAAGACATCTTCAAGGGTTCGTCGGACTTTAAGTGCTCGAGCAACTGATCCACCTGCCGGAGATACACAGTATGTGCGATCCAACCCGTCTCGGTTTTCTCAAAGCAATTCGTCTTCGTCACGCCTTCAAACTTCAACGCGGGTCCCGTCGCCTTTGATACGTCCATCGGATTAACCAACACGTTCATCGGGTGACCTTGGATAGCCACACTCAACGGATACGGGTGCAAGGCCACATCCGGAGCAGGAATATGGGCCACGAAAGCATCTACGCACACAACCACGACATCGACTCGCGGTTGATAAGACTGCTTACCATGACGAACGCGGGACAAACTGGACGAAGCCCAAACCCCGTCCACTAACTTTGCTTTCCCGGTTGGTGGCGCAACCATTACCGGCGTCAGGTCTCGGAATGCATCAGCTAGTTCCGTCTCTATAACGCTGGTTGCGTCTCGATCAAACGCACTAAAATGGCCCACAGGCACGTGGTCAGCGGCTTCCAAACTGCCCTCGAACCGAGCAAACTTACTTAAATCGCTAGCAGGATGAATACCTTCATTCAACCCCTGGGGTTCGACCAATGGTGCATTGGCTTCCGGCAAAGCGTTCAAACCTATCGAATTAAAATGGGTCAACGCATCCCAGATCATCTTTCGGTTCAAAAACTCGGCACAGGCAATGCCAATCTCGGTGTACGCGCCAACGTGCATACCGAAAATGCCCCCATTGGAGTCGACAACCAGCAACCCACAATCGCCGGCAACGGTCCTAAGAGTTCGCGACGCGAGGTGCTGTCCGATGGCCTCAGCTTTCCCGTAAGGGCGCTTGTCCATCGACACTTCACCAACCGGCAACCGCGATTCCGTCGGAACACCCGGGTAAATGAACTGACCGACTCCTTTCATCCCGTGAAGGAAGTAAAACCCAATGTCGACTTCCTTTGGTCCCACCTTCGGAGCGGGAGCCAAACACCTGGGATCGTACCGGAAAGAACAGGACACGTCACCTTTCGATATCGTGAACGCCATCCCGGGAAGCATCCCATCAAAGAAGTGCCGGGGTATCAGAGCGACACAACTGTTCACAAATGTACAGTGCATCACTTTGACCCCAGTTATATCCCACTCGTAACTAGTTTCCTTCCTCCCTAACCAAGGGACGATGGAAGACACGAACGGTCGTGGGACAAATTCTGGTTGAGCGACATTCTCAACACTCGTGACCATACCTTGTTGAGTCACGGCCAGAACCTTGACGAAACTGGAAACTGCGCGATAAGCTATTACGAAACCCGCTAGTGCCGCCAGGGCCATCACTGCCCGCGAACCAACTCGGTGGATCATTTCAGCCAACTTTGCTTGGGAGAGTTGCAATCTCTTTGCAATTTCATTCATCTGATCGGGATTAATCGAGTGAACATGGTCGATTGTAAACAAGCCTTGTGGAGTAAGGACTGCTTTCGCCAATTCACAAACACATCGGGATTTGAACTGCCCGCATTGGGGGCACGCCTCCTGAGTGTTTAACTTCTCGATACTGACGCGCTTCTGGTGCATAAACCGTAAAACGGCTTTAGCATCTTCTGTGACGAACAGCTCCTCTGAGATTGCAAAACGAACAACATTGGAATCCGGCGCATTCACGCTCTCGCTGTTATCCATGTAACCAACCCGGAACTTTACAATCCCAGGAATCCACCCGTGGCGTGACATATGCGCACCAATTGTTTCGGGCGTTTGGTTAACTTTGGCACATTTTTCCTTGTTGGCGATGAACTCAATTATCGTATAACGCCGATCGAGCTTGTTAACGCCATTGTTGGACTGCGAGAAAGTGTACATGCTGTTGTTGGTGGAAATGGTCACGAAATGCGGCGCCATCAACGAAGCAGCCTTTGCTTCGATGGACGCAGCCTCCGCGCGATACGGAGTCGAGTCCACCAATGACTGCATCTTCGCCAACATGGACTGGTCAAGATACTCCTCCTTTTGCGAAAATGCATCGTTGATATTGTAAATCAACACGGAAC